TTGTAGTAGTTCTCAAGGTCCATATGGACCATTCCTATGCGAAAAAACTCGATAACCCTTCAAGAACTACAGTACTTTCTACTTTTGTTTTGGGATTAGTAAATGTGATTTTGTGAGACAACTTAGGCATCGTCTCAAAGAACTTTTCGATTTCCTTAAATTGAATACTGTTCATCTGTTCTAAGAAGTCGACCAGTTCTTTTTTAGTCACATCAGCAGCAACCCACACTTCTTCTTCATTATAAATCTTATCGATGCACGAAGAAATTAAATCAAATGATTGATCCAATCCAACATCACCGGAAAAATCAAAATTACTTTTAATAAACTGATCAAGTGATGGATATTTCATTTCCATCATCAAATTATCATCAAGTTTAATCTTATTAGTATGCTCTTCTGATCTCTGAACTTTAATATCATCTATATCAATACTCACCGAAACAGAAGTCTCTCCATCATCGGGTGCAATAAGATTAACTTCAATTTGTTCACCAACAGATTTACCACGAATATTTAAGAATAGGTATTCAATATCAAAAGTGGGGAGTGTTTCTACCTTTATACTTTTTGTTTGAATGCAATTTTTCAATACTGTTTTAATTGCATTTGAAATTTCTTTAGTGTCTTCTGTTTCAAGTGCAAGAACCAAAAGTTTTTCTTCTTTAACTAAAAATGGTCTGTACTTGATTGGTTTTCCTGTTGATGGCAACTCAAGTTCATAAGTTGGGGTTACAATTGTTGGTAAAGGCATAATGACCTATAAAAGTTTCAGTGTGATTATTTATTAAGCAACTGGTGGTGGGACGAAAATTTCAGAAGGCACTGAAGGTAATGTAATATCATTTACTTGATTTATAAAGAAATCTCCAACTTGTTCACTAATAGTATCTTTTACCTTTGAAAGTTCGGGAATAACAGGAGCAACAGATGCACCACTTCTGTTCACAACATAACGAATAAAGGAGAATGACACATTACACTTTAGAATCTGTCCCTGATCATAAGATACTGGCATCGATGTAATGCTAATGGGAAATCCATGAACAAATGTATAGTCTAGAGTTCTTGTTGATCCATTAAAGTGATGATCTTTTTCAAATTTAGTGATATAAAAGTTTACTTTATAATCATTTGCATATGCTACTCTATGGTGAACATATGGACTTTCAAACTGTTGCCTGTTGGTTACACCACTAATATAATCGATCCAACTTTCAAAAAACTCTACAACTTTATACTCTCTATCAACATAGAAAGTCATATCAGCAGTCTCATCATAGAGTCTACGATAGACCATCTTTTCACTTACTCCATGATAGTCATTTGTAACATCGTGAGTTGCTAATGTAGAACCAGGAAGGTTTGCTTCAGAACACAACAAAGAAATATTATCTACATCTAAAGGTGTCACTCCTCTCCGAGATACAAAAGAGGAGACGGCAGCAGGAACAGGAATGGTTAACCGATATAAAGAAGTCTGAGCAAGATTAAGTAACCTTGATTTGATATCACTTGTTCTTAGTTTTTCTGGGCGGATACCTGCCATCTATAAATACTTTTACCGATATATTATGTATAATGGCAGAAAGCATTAAGAGTCGTTATAAACCCGAGTATCCAAAAAAGTATAAAGGTGATCCCAATAATATTATTTGTCGCAGTAGCTGGGAAAGAAAATTTTGTCGGTGGTGCGATTTAAACGAAAGCATCTTGGAATGGGGAAGTGAAGAGTTTTTCATACCTTACTTTGATCCAACTACCAGCAGAATCAGAAGATATTTTCCAGATTTCATTATCAAGGTTCGTGAACAATCTGGTGAAATTAAAAAATATGTGATCGAGATTAAACCCAAAAGACAGACAATGCCCCCTGTTCAGACAAGTAAGAAAAAAACAAGAACCTTCATTAATGAAGTAAAAACTTATGCAGTGAATGAAGCAAAGTGGAAAGCTGCTAAAGAGTTTTGTGCAGATAGAATGCTTGAGTTTCGTATTATCACAGAAAACGAGTTAGGTATCGGTTAATGGCACAAGGTTTCGGGCAAGATGTTCAGAGACAATCACCAAGAATATCTCAACTGAAAAAAAAGTTGGATGGTTCTGAAGATGCCGACCTGATTATGATGAGTATCATGGAGGTATTCCGAGAAATAGAATACGTTCCAGATCCAGGGAACTATTATACCTTTATATACATACCTAAAACTCCAGATATTCGATACGATGAGCACCCATTAGTTGCCGTAACTGAAGTGCAACGGTGGGGATTTAAAGGATTTAACTATCACTGGAGAATGATGAGAAACTATACCTGGCAAGAAGTAGCAGGAGCACTTCATTTAGTGAAGTCAAATGAGATTGATTATCTTCGTTCATTGCCTTATGGGAAAATCAGAACTAAATAACTAAAAAGTCTATAATGTCTCATACTGTACAAAAAATTGAGATACTTAATCCTCTTGTAGTAGAGGAGAGTTTCTGATGGCAAACTCTGGAACTTTTACTAAAGGTAGTAGGATTTGGAGATATGATACTAGTCCCTCAGGCAATCTTAAAGGAATTTACTATGAAACAAATCAAACAGAATATGACAGAGTAAGAAATAAAACATATACAATATATACTAATCCAGGAGGATCAAACGCTCCAGTATCTCAGCAAATAACTGAAAATGTAACTGGAGAAAGATATACTGGTGTAGAAAATGGAAAATATTATGTGCAGGTATCTTATTACGAAAAACAATCAGATGGAACTTGGAATTACCTACCAGTTCCTCCAGGTCTAGAAACTGCTAATGGAAATCTTACTCAGGCTCAAGCAATCGGAGATGATAATAATTTAAAACAACAAATAACATCAACACCACCACCAAATACATCACCAACTGATCCAAATCAACCTGGAGCACCGGGAGGTTCCACTCCAACAGATCCAAATGCACCAGAAACAAATCCAAAATCACCTACTGGTGGAGTTTTAGTATATCCACTATCAAGGCCAGATACGTTGGATTATCTTCAAGTTACTTCAATTAAGTATGTTTCCGGAGGGTTACCCGGAACAGGAACATTTGCAACAACTCCTGTCGGTAAAAGAATGACTGAAAGAGGAACCACAATATGGCTTCCTATGCAACCATCAATATCCGACAACAACGCAGTTTCTTGGAATCAAGATGAATTAAATCCATTCCAAGCAAGACTTGCTGGTGCTGCATATAATGCAATTCAAGATTTGGGAAAAGGTAAAATTGGTGCTGCACTACAAGGAGTTGGTAGTGACCTAAAAGATTTTGCTCAAGATGTTGCATCCTCATCAGGTTTACCAAACTATGTTAGAGCATATTTTGCCGGTCAGGCAGTTGGGTCAAATATAATTGGTAGGCAAACAGGAGCAGTATTAAATAATAATCTGGAACTTCTTTTCCAAGGACCGAGCTTAAGAACTTTTCAATATAATTATAGATTTACACCAAGAGATCCGGATGAAAGTATTGTTGTAAAAAATATTATTAAAACTTTAAAAACTGAAATGTCAATTGATAGAACTGGTAATCAATTATTCTTAACAAGTCCTAATGTATTTGAGTTAAAATATTTTTTCGGAAAAACAAAAGAACAACATCCATTTTTAAATAAAATTAAATTGTGTGCTTTAACAAACCTTTCGGTTGATTACACCCCAGACGGTTCCTACATGACTTTTGAAGATGGTTCTATGACATCTTATAATGTTTCTATGCAATTTTCCGAATTGGAGCCAATCTACAAAGAAGATCAAATAGAAGCATCCAGTGTAATGGGTTACTAAAAATGGCAAGACCTTACTTCAGACAAGTTCCTAATTTCGAATATGTCAGTAGAAATTCTGGAGAACAGAACATCTCCGACTATGTTGATGTCAAAAATCTATTTAAAAGAGGAAAGTTAAGAGAAGATATCTTCGGAAATCTCAATTACTTCACCAAGTATAAAATTATAGGTGATGAAAGACCTGATAATGTTGCATTTAAATTATATGGAGATTCAACTCTCGATTGGGTTGTTCTTCTCTCCAATAACATTCTGAATATTCAAACAGAATGGCCTATGACTCAGGCAACTTTCGATCAAGTAATGCTTGAAAAGTATGGATCATATGAAAATCTTTACTCTGGTATTCATCACTACGAAACAGAAGAGATCAGAGATTCAAATGGAAGAAT